AGAAGCGTCAATACGGACAACGGACTGCACGCCTGGTTCGTACTGGATGTCAAAGTCATCTATAAAGCCAATGAAGACAGGGGCATCGTTGCTGGTGACTCGAACAGAACGCCTAGGGATAAGCTGACCGAAAAATGGTCCTGCTTCGTATAACGGATCAAAGGTTCTGTCTGAGTTATCTACTGTGACCGAAAGCACACCAGCGTCAATGCGGTCTAGGGCTTGTGACTTACCACGGCGAATCTGAGCTGCGACAAGCCGTGAAGTTATATCAAAGAAGCGCTCGCCACCAAGGGTAAACCCAGTGCTGTTAAGTAGTCCTCTTGTTGCATTGTCTAGCACAAAAGAAAATGGGTCGTTCTGACCAAGGTTTAGACCAAGCTCAACCTTGACACTCGGAGCTGGCATTACGCGCCCTGCCAGACAGCACCAGAAGTGCGCTCGTAGTCCTTGATAGCGTCTACGATGGCTTTACCTATGGTTGCTCCAGAACCTACTCCACCTGTGACATTTATGTTGTAAACATTTTGCTGTCTGTTGGTGTCAAAGAGCGACTGAACGCCTGTAGTAGCAATTTCAGAGGCTAGTGAGCCAATCTCACCGAATCCAGCGTTTATTTGTCCCAGAGCACCTGCTCCACCTGCCACAAGTGCGCTTGCCAGCCTTGCACCACCCATCGGACCAGCTTGGATTACCTGCTGTAATAGCGCTGGGTCAAGACCCATAGTTGCAAGCTGAGAAATGTTTTTGGAAAAGTCTTTGACCTTAGAGAGCAACTTATTCATGTTGCGGATGATGGCGTTTGTAGATCCACCTAAGCCTGTGATGTCAAACGCGCCCATAATAGCGTTTTTGATACCGCCAAAACTTGTTTTGATGGTATCTAAGAAACCTTGGTAAAGCTGGTTGAGTCCGTCAATACGAGCGGCCTCAGCTTTTGCCAGCTCATCTGCAATTCTGTCGCGCTCTTGGTCTGCTGCAATTCTTGCATTTTCTGCTTTATCATAAGCAGCAGCAGCAGCTTGCTGACCAGCAGCCGAATTTTGGTAGTTTTTTGTAAGGTTTGCAATGGCTGTAGCTCCATTTTTGCCAATCTTTTTTAGCGCTTGATTGGCAGCAGCTACGGGCTGGGAGCTACTTGTAATCCATTTAGCTACTTCTTTAGAAAGCCCTTCGCCTTGCAGGGTAGCTTCTTTTTTTAGGACTTTTTCATTTTTTCGTGATTCTGCAATAAGTGCTGGAAGACCAGATAAGGCTGGTGTCTTTGAAGCTCCGCCTTTGTCATCTTGATTTGCAGTCCCAGGTATAACTTCTGGAGCAACGCCTGGCAATCCAGCGGCTTCACGCATCCTACGCATTTCATTAGCAGCGTACCTAGAGGAGATTTGAATACCATAGATTTGTTCTTTTAGCTTGTCAAGTTTAGCCTTATCGGCCTCTGCAACGGAATCCCGCATTGTTCTAATTGCATCGCTGGCAGTCACACCATTCATGCGAATGTCCTTTGCACCGTCTGCAATAACAATCATTGCATTACGCATCGCAACATAATCGGTGTTGTCAAACTTCTCACGATTAGTAAAGAAATCATTTATAGCTATGCCAGCCACCTGAAGATGAATGATGACATGTTCTAGTGATCTCATAAGGTCATGTACAAGATCCACAACGCTTCTGATAACTAATGCACCAAACTCAAAAACATCAAATTCAAAGTTGTCAGAACGCATTGTTTCTACTAATGATTCGATTTGAATGTTTAGAGCAGCAAAGCTTTCGCCTAACTCTGTAGTCGGGTCAAAGGCATCACTAAAGACCTTAATTACTCCTTCTAATGCTCTAGCCATGTTCTCAAAAGCTATAATCAGCGCAGGAGTTATGTCCTTGAGCATGAAGCGAAGTTCTTTGTTTAAATCACTAAGGGCTGGAAGAAGTGCAGTACCGAGCTGTGCCTGCATGTTCTCAAAGGTCGCACCGAGCTTCTTTTGCTCTGTGTAAAGGCTCCCGCTTTGTCCCGTAAATGCTCCCATGGCATCGGCAGCTCTCTGGTACAAAAGCTCCAACCGAATAGTCTGCTCAGCATTACGGCGAGCAGCGCCCTGAAGCTTGTCTTGTCCTCTTGCAGCAAGCTCAGAGTTAATTTCGCTCTGCTTCATAGCGACACCGAACTTCTCAATCGGGTCGTACTCACCACGGAATAGCGCAGTCATACCAAGCAAAGCTTCTTGGACATCGTAGCCATAGAGGGCAGCTAGGTCAGTACCTAGAGTTACAAGGTTCTTGGTTTCTTTTGCAACATCATTCATTGCAAAACCAGATTGCTTTAGAACCGAACCAATAAATACAGATGCCTTGGCAGCCTTGGATTGGCTTAGACCAATGTTTTCTGCATCCTTAGCAAACTGGTTCATGCCAGGAGCAAGACCGTCAAAAACCGTATTTAGAGCGTAAAGGTTTCTTTCAAGATCACGAGCAGATGTGATGGCTTCTCTACCGAATTGAATAGCCTTAGTTGCAACACCGAATGAGGCTAAGGCCCCACCAACCTTGCCAAGAATAGAACCAAATGAGCTTGTTTGTTTACCAAACGCGCCTAGTTGCCTAGTAGCTTGTTGGATTCCTTCGCCTTTGAATGTGCTAACCACATTCAAGAACATTTGGCTCATTTGCTAATCCTGTCTATGTTTACTTCTATAAATTTTACGGCTTCCCTAATAGCCATTTCTGCCTTGATTTTTACGGCTGGGATGGACTTGTCAAAACCTGGATAAACATTTCTCGACTTGTTCTTGAGGCTTTTTTTCTTTATTGGTCCAAGTTTTCTAATAAAGCTACCTACTGAAAAGTAGGTAATACGGTGCTGGCGGCTAATCTCAGGACCACCAAACAACCGAATGTTGTATGTCCGAGAAAGTGAGCGACCACTGTACTTTTGCGCCAAGTCTGTTAGGACCGTAGCTGCTGACCGAACTATAAGTCTCACAATTCCAGTTTGACCTTTTTTAGGTTTTTCTAGGGTTTGTATTAACACTGATTGGTAAGGAAACCTTTTCACTCCAGATACGGGGCCGCCAGTCGAACCGTAGTTAGTACCCCAACCAGTACGACCACCGTGAAGCATACCGTTGCTGGTGCGGTTTTTTCTTTTTGTATCGGTAATTGGACCCTTTGAACCAATCGTTAAAATCTCATCTCTAACTGATTTCTGTGCTGGAATACCTATCTCTCGATAGCGCTTTTTTAGTTGTTTAGCATGAGTCGGATCTATAAGTTTTAGTTGCTTTATGACTTGCTTGTAGTCAGTAGCATGTACTCGGACACCACCCGTAGGGCTGCCGTAAAGTTTCAATGCCATTTATTCCGCCTGTCTACCCCAAGTCTACCGAACAAAAAAGAAGCACCCCGAAGGGTGCTTCTTCTCAGCGCTTAGGTGCTTGGTGTGTGGCTCGCCATACAAGATAGCGACCAATGGTCCAGAGCATCCTCTCATCAAGCTTCATAAGCTCAAGAGGGCTAATGCCTGTCTCGACAGCTAATGTGGCAATGTACCAATGAGCTGACGATTCACCAAGCCCAACTATTTTTTTTGTTCAGACGGGCTAACACTTTCTACGGTGTCCACCCACTCCTCAAACGAAAGAGTAGTTGCTTTAGTGCGGGACTCGCTTGCCCAAGCTAGGAAAAGCAAGTGAGTAATCTTGATGTTGTTTTCAAGACTGGCTATTGACATGTCAAACTTGGTTTCAAGCTTTACCATGTCAGACGGATTGCAAATGATTTCTTTTAGCTCATCTGGTGTGGCAGAGTAAGCAACTTGTAGGTTTAGTCTCATAGCTGAATCCTAGCAGTTATTAGGCTTAGGCTGTTGCTCTGGTGACTTCACCAGATACAGGCCAGGTCACGCTTAGTGTAGCCAAATCGCCGACTGCCCCTGCGAATGGCTGGTACTGTGTGCAAAGCGCTGTAAATTCGTACTGCGGATTTGTGGCTGTAATTGTGCCAGAAGTAGGCGCAATCTTTACAGCTACGGTTGAACCGAG